TAACCCGCCTTCGCCCATGGTATCAAAGCCTCGCCAGTATAATCGTAAAGGCTGATAACAATTTTATTGCTATTATCCACGAGGTAAGCCCTCCCAGATTTTGCGGACTTTTTCTATTGGCATATCATTAACAAATTTTGCGTCTGGATGTTGCCTTAGAACATAAGCCCTTAAATCTTTTTCTGGCAATTTACCTTTTCGCCATTGAACAACTGAAAGGCTTGGAAGTTCATCAGTATAAACGCCACCCTCTATTTTTCTATTTTTGTCTAAACCATCACTTATAATTTGAGCAACAATATTATTTTTAAGAATACGCTTTATTTCTTTGTCGACCTCATAAAGGCCAACCTGTTCATTACACCATCTATCGAAAGTTTGCTCAAAACCTTCCGGAACATTTTTAAATTTACCAACCTCAGTATTTGGCAATTTAGCAAACTCCTCGTCTAATTTTTTAAGAGTAGCATAAAATTCGCCTTTAAATTTTGGATGCTCGTGCTGATAATCACAGCCACCGTTTCCATCATTTCCAACCATAGCAAAAGGTTTACCATCAAGATAAACAGTTGCATCGTAGCAATAAGTTTCTCGGCTTTTGAATTGAGCTAATTTGACCGCTTTCATTTCTAAAGTATTTAACATTTTTTTGTCCTTTTGTTTTTTACTATAAAATATAAGTAGGGACATATGACCCTATTATCAAGTCTCTTTATTTATTTTTTTTCTTGCCTCGATTGCTTTTAATAAATGACCATCAGTCCACCGTTCATCGTTAAACCAATTATGTAAGTATGGAATATATTGCACATCGGTTTTCTTGTAAGCAAAAACCTGGAGGTCAAATATTTCTCTTAATTCTTTTTCGGCAATTTTTTGCAATGCCTGGATAAACGCACGCTCAGCTTCTTTTCGTTTTGCTTGGCGTGGATACTGGTTCCAATAATAATTAAATAAATCTATTTTTTCTTTATATGTTAATATTCCTTGGTTAATAGTTCCAAGGTTATGGGTAGGAATTTCTTTCCGTGGTAGGGTGGAAATATTTTCCGCGGGGGTAGGATCATTTTTCCCCCCAAATAATAAACGATATTGATTGCTAGTTTGAGAGCCATTTGCTCTTTTTCTTTCTATTATTTCGATAAGCCCCAAATCTTCTAAAACAGTAAGGTGCTTTCGTATACTTCGGTCAGACATTTCGCAAACGTCTGCTAGCCGCTTTTGACTTGGTATGCAAAGCCCTGATACGCCATTATGGTGATCGGCAAGCCAATACAGCACAATTTTAGTTGACGGCTGAAGCCCCGTTTGCTTCATTGCTAGAGCCGTCCAATAATGTGACATTAAAAACCTCTTTATTTTTTTTTATTCTTAGCTATTCTAAACGCGCAAAGCTTCTCTTTGCTGCGATACTGGACATAGTATCCGCCTCTTTAAACTCAAAAAGAGCCTTTATTGGCTCTTTTTTTTATCTCTTTAAGCTTTTAATTCAAAGTTTTTTCTTTGGTATTAAATAAAGCTTTGTAACTAAGCTGACCATTTTCGCTTACACGCCAGTGGCCTCCCTGAGTGTCCGTCCACATCATCAAAGGCACGTCTTCCACTGGAACACGTTCAACAAATCCTGCCTGTTCTAAGCTGAACAAAGCTGAGCCGTGAACTCCAATATCTTTTGCTGTGAACTCTTGTCCCTCATGCTTTTGAGCGGCATAAATAGCCTTTATTGTTTTTTTTCTACTATTACTTAAAAAATATTTTCTCATTTTTTACCTCTTTACGCAAATTCCATAATTTTATCCACAGCGGTGTCCATATCGCCAGTTGTCCAATTTGTAAGATATTCTTTCAAAATTACATCAAGCACATCGCTGTAGAGTTTTTTAAATTCGTCTTCGTCCATTTTATTAAAGCTGATACTTTTCGGCACTACTTTTACTTTCCCTTCTGGTGTCAGCTCTGGCGTGTAATATCCTGCCTTAACAGTCACAAAATTCCGGAACATTTCAAAACTGCAACGAGCATTACCCCATTGAGTCTCGATTTCCGGCCATTCGTGATTGTCAAATGCTACTTTAAGCATACTGAAAAATTTTCGGTGAAATTTATTATTTCTATTTTCAGTGACATTTACCGAAATAGGCTTGCCCAATTTAAGAGCATGAAACCAGTTGCTAGCTTCATCGTCGTGAGGAACAAGCCCCGATTGAGAGCGGAAAAAATTAAGCTTTGCCATCAATTTGAAACTTAGAGAGTTCATCTATAAGCCCCTTTATTTCTGAGTTAAATTCCCAAACTGCACTAATAATTTCGTTGGCAAGTTTGTTATCTAATTCAAGCCTTTTCCGGTACATTTGCATATTTTCCGGAAGTCTTGGGTCATAACTAATAAAATCGCACCATTTCTTGCGAGTACAAAGCATTTGCCCAGTCATTTGCAGAATATATTTTTGCGGGATTTTATCGGTTAAAATTGTATCAATATGGGTTTTTGTGGTTGGACACTTTATTTCTATTAACCCATCGTCAACAAAACCATCTGGTGAGGCACCGAAATCAACTATATCCGGATGCTTTATAAATCCGACTTCCTTTATATCTACGTCGAATAAATACTCATAATGAGTTTTAGCATTTGCCTCATTCTCTATTCCCCATTCCATAGCGGCATTAGTGAAATAAGTTTCATTTGGCGTTCCGGTTAATCTCTCTGCCAATACTTGTTTTTTATATCCTTCTCTAGTCTGGCTTACTCCCGATTTGGTTTTAGCCATCACATCCGAAAGGCGGGATGCAGTTACGCACCCCGCTCTGGCAAGATGCCATTCCTCAGTGCGTTGTTCCATCATCCGCACCTTTTTGCTTTTTTAATTCTATTACAGCATTTTCTTGGGAGGCTTCGTAAACAGTTTCAATTTTTTCTTCTGCTTCCTCTGCTTGCGCCTGATCAGCGATTTGCTTTTGCAATTTAGTTTTGAGCAATCCTAAACATTTATTTGCCTGATCAGTATTTAAATCATTTAGATTTGAAACCCCATAAACCTTGAGCATTTTTTTCTCATTTGTATCGGTTTCTTTTACTAAATCATTAATCTGCAAAATTTGATCGTCAGTAATTAATTTAGGTTTAGCTACAACAGCCGCATTTCCGTCATCGTCTTCAGCCGCCAATCCCGCCATCATCATCAAGCCATAACGTCTTGCATAAGTAATAGCTGAACCGTAGCCTTGCATATCATTTTTGGACACAACAAGCGGCACATAATTGTGCAAGCTTTCACCGCTTTCGCCATGAATAAAAACAGTCGTGACAGCTAAGCCATTTTCCGTTTCACTTTCTACTGGTTGAATTACGGCAATTCCGTTGCTGTTTAACGCTTCCATGCAAGCATCCATAACTGACGCAAGATCAGCATATTTTGATTTAAAATGAGGGTTTGAACTTGTTTTTAAAGCTTTACCCATTTGTAATTGCGCTTTAGCTAGCGCTGTTGCTATTCCTTTTACTCCAGACATAGTATTCAACTCCATATTAGCACAGCGATTAATCCGCTGTATAAGATTACGAAAAGTGCCAAAGCACCAATTAATTCACCAACAAGCTGTCCTAGACTAGCTTGAGCGAATGCCTCTTTAATTATTGCAAGTGTTTCCAATTTGTCCTCCGTTCTTGCTGACGTTACCCTATATTCTTGTTAATTCTTTCTCAAGTCTTTATTTTTTTATATTTTTTGTTATAGTGGATTTATGCAGGTTCAATTGCCTTGGATGCCCAAAGAATTGAGCCCTAATTCTAGGGTTCATTATATGAAAGCGGCAAAGATAAAAGCTCAATACAAGCTTGCTTGTTTCGGCTTCTGCAAAGCAGCGTTGCAGCCGTTCCAGGGAAACGTCTTGCTCTCAATAACATTTCACCCGCCAGATAAGCGAAAACGTGACTTAGACAACATGCTAGCGGCTCTTAAAGCGGGTCTGGACGGCTTATCCGAAGCTATTGGGGTAAATGATTATAATTTTGCAATCACCATCCGTAGAGGCGATCCTGTTCAATATGGCGCCGTAAATATAAAGGTTTGCCCAGATGAATTTGCTTAATAGGCCGCCACTTGGATTAAAAAAACCAAAACAAAAGAAAAACGCAAAAAGCAAAGAACATTTAAAAAAGGTTAAATCTTTGCCTTGCATTATTTGCAATCACCCGCCACCGAGCGATGCACATCACATAATTTGCGATAGGTTTGGTTCTCGAAAATCAAGCGATTTTGACACAATACCACTTTGTAAAAATCATCACCAAAATGGCCCGGACGCAATCCATAATGGGAAAAAACGTTGGGTTGAAAACTATGGAAAAGATTATTTATTTTTGCCGGAGGTTTTAAGAAAGGTAAATGAAATCTAAGCTCAACAAAGAAGAATTAGCAACATACACTTTTTTAAAGCAACAGTATGATAAATGCGCAATGGAAGTATGGCGATTAGATAGCCATATAAGCGCAAAAATTAATTTATGGGTTGCCAAAAAAGAGCTTACAAAATTTACCAGGGAAAAAAATATTGGTGTGGACTGAAGAGCAGAGAGAGCAAAAACAGGACAAGTTTAAAAAAACTCACTGCCAAGACTATGCCTCAGTCCACAAAATAAGCTTTAATCATAAAATTTTTTAAAGGTCTATTAAAGTTTTTGATTTTTCAAAAGTTTCTTTATTTCGTCTAGACCAACCTTTGCCGTAAATTTCATAGTCTTTTAACTTGCGATAAAACCCTTCGCGAGCATCGTAATATTTTTCCACTAAATCAAGCGGGTCATTGTCGTGCATTGCTTTCAAGGTTTGATTTCCAATCGCACCATCAGCAGTTACGCCAAGTATTCTTTGAAAAAGTTTTGCTCCCCTAGATGGTCCGGCATTCACAGCCATATCCGCAATGCTGTAGTCCAAACCGCTGTATAAATCATTTCCGCGAATTGGCGTCCAGTAATCCTTTTCGTAAAAAGGTTTCACCTCGTCTTTTGTCAAAGCCTGCATAATTTCTTTTGGAGCAGGCTTACCTGTCCATTTAGCCCAATTAAAAGCTGTGACACCCAACATTGTTGAGCCTTCATTGCCGTGTCCGTCACCCTTAGAATTTCCTTTGTCGCGTTGATCGTCAGTAAACCCGCCTTCGTGGTGCATAAGCATATCAAAAAAGCCTTGCCAATTTTTTTCTGCCATCATTTTCTCCTAACGAATTGTTTATAGCCTTTCACACCGAAAGAGGCTGAAATTGGCATTCCTAAACTGTAAAAATACCAGTCAGGCGCTTTTTGGAGTTGCTCAAATCCCCGATCAACTATGCCTTCGGCTCCAGGAATGAAGGCAAGCACAAGCGGTATGCTTAGAACAATTACAAAAAATTCGTCTTTCCAAGATGAGCCACTATTCTCTGCCATAATGCGCTCCCAATCAGCAACGCTTGTTTTTTCCGACAACAGTATTTTTGCTTTCGCTTCGGCTTCGGTTAACTTTAATTTTGCTTCCGCAGCTTGTTTTGTGGTTTTAGCATCCAACCAACTGCTAGCCAAACCCGCAACGGGTCCAAGTAATTGTCCTATCATTTATTGCTCCCCATATTCGTAAAGCCGAAATAGGCCGCAGTTACACCTGACACCGCGACAACATAAACAGCCGCTATATCAGCAAGTAACATAGAAGCTTGCTCCAATCCCATCCATGAAGCCAGGACAATAGCAAAAGGGTACAAAACCATACCGCTAAGAGCAAACCAAGTCATTCTAAGTTGTGCGTCTCTTTTTGCGTCTGCGTCCTCCATCATTCGTCGGCGGTCTTCAAGCATTATTTGGCGTTCGTCCGGATCAATTTTTCCATTATCGTTTAAATCGTACTTAGCTTTTGGCATTTAAAAAACTCCTAGCAACCCTTAGGTCACTTGTTTGTATAGCAACTTTACCGTCTTTTGTATACACTACGTAACGATTTTGCTTAACTTCAATTATCGTCACTTAGCAAAATGCACTCCAAAATCATATCGTTAGAAGTAACCAAAACCCCCGCTTCATTTCTTTCTATTTCGCAAGCTTCTTTTGTTTCATAATTATCTAGCACATAATATTGCAAATGATCCGTCCGGATAAAATGAAACCAAACTAAAGCATAGGTTACCAAGGCCAATAATCCATCACGTCAAGCCACCCCATATAGTGCAAGTAAGCCGTAGAGCCAAAGACAGCCGCTGTGAGAAGCAAAACGATTGCCACAGCAGTCAACGCTAGGTCTGCCCTTTCTTGCGCCTCACGCCTCGCCCTAGCCTCTGCCTCACGTTTTTCTGCTAAAACTTCTCGCCTCAGTTTCAGCAAGGTATTCCAATGAGAAGGTCCAAGTGATTCGCATATGAAGCGTTTCAATTCTTCCTCGGCTTCAGCAGCTTGGCGCAGCTTTGCAAAACGCTCCATTGCAATAGCGTTTACGTTTTTTCCGCTTATACCTTTTTTTTGTAGTTTTTTCTTTGCATTATCGGTTGCGTCAAAAAATTGTCCAATTTGCTTAGATAATGAGGCAACGCTTTTGCCGGCCGCCAGGCCTGTTTTTAGTCCGGCTAATAAAGTTAACGGGTCGATTTTTACCTCCCATCGCTAAGAGAAGGTCGCTTGACCAAAAAATCTAAAGTGCTTTCCAGGGATTTTACACGAGCTTGTAATTTTACAATTTGATTGAATTGAAGAATAAAGCCCTCTTGCGTTTCGTAAACGTCCTCAAACTCGTCATAAATTTTGTCTATCGTTTCGGCTCCATCGTCCTCAACTTCAATAATATACTCAATTATTTCGTCTATGCGCTCCGTATTTTCCTCTACGTCTCGAATAAGATTTGTTCGGTCGGTAGCATTATTTTCTATAGTTAAGGTTTCAACTTGCTCCGTAAGTCCTTCAATAATTGAAGCCTGTGAGCTTGCATACCAAATTCCACCGCCAACGGTTGAAACTATCGCCACCACCGCAGAAGCAGCAACTGCTATGTTTACCTTGGGCAAATCCATTTAATAACCGTTAGCGATTAATTTGCTAAATTCGCCAGACATAAGCTTTTTTTTAATATACTCGTTAAGTTCTGGGCTTCCAATTTTAGCACCGCATTCTTTCATCCACATTTCAATCACAACAAACGGTATTGACCCCGCAAGTCTAAAATCTGATTTGCGGTTGTGACCATCTATATTGCGTTCTTTGTTAAAATCTAAAATGCGCTGAACGTCTTGAGTTCTTTGAACATGAACTTGGTTGTCTTCCTCAACAATTTTAGTTTTTAAAATATCTTGCATTATTGCCATGCCTCATTAATATCAGCGGTTTGCGGATCATCAGCTTTTAACGTGCCGTCTTTATTTCGAGCTCTTTTTTTTTGAGCCTTTGCAGCTACCTTTTCCGCATGTCCGTTGCCAATCATAAGTTTTGCTTCTGCCTCGGTAACCTCGTAAATTTTACCAATTAAAGCTTTGCTACCCTCAACATAAACTCCGGCTTTTATTTTTACTTTTACCATTTTAAAATCCTTAATATCCAGGGAAAAGGGGCTGTAAACAGCCCCCTTTGTTATTATGAAATATCTGCCACAACGCCATGAGCTTTTTCAGAAGTAATCTGAAGCCCATATTCGCAAGAAATCAATCTACGCTCTGAGTGGCCTGTTTTAGCAAGAGGCTCTTGCTTCGCAGTTTGCAAATAAGCAACTTGAGCAAAGCTTGGGTCAAGCACAAAAACGTCTCTGCTACGAACGTGGCGCGCGGGCACGATCTGAACCTCGCCGAAGTCGCTGACATAGACGTCAATCGCAGCCATTAATTTTGCGTCTTCCGCTTCCTTAAAGCGAGTTGCATTGCCTGTGAACGCTGAAATGGTTTGTTTCTGCGCTGACCCACAAAGCACAACACTAGGTTCTGCCCCATTATCCCAACAATCCTTGATAACGCCCTTTAAGAGAGTTTCAGTAATCGCACGCTGAGTACCATCAGTAGCCGCAGCATTTGGATATCCTGCAGAACCAGTACCGGAAGTTGTACCATCAGCACCACCTGTGCCGCGATCCGCATTTGTAGTTAAGAAAGCAGGCAGACCCGCAGTTTGTCTAGCTGTACCTGAAGCACCCGCAACGCCTTCCACGTTGCTTAGAAGCATCGCCTCCATATCTCGCTTTAGCTCCTTGAGCTTGTAAGCGACTTGCTCAGCAACAGTTTGGGCATCCCCAACGCCATTAACAGCTTCAGCAGTATTTGAAACCTCAACAACTTTGTCGGAAATTTGTGTGTAGTTGCCTTTACGAACGGCATTAGTTCCGGCATCGTTGCCAGG